GCGCTACTCGATCCACCATTACGTTGGTTAAATAAACCGAAATCAGTTGGCACTATATTTCCACCAGTGCCTCCTCCCGAAGTTGTGCCGATGGCGCCGCCCCCGCCACCCCCGGATGTGGGGGAGATGGGTGTTACAGAGCCTCCCGAGCCTGCGGTTGTCGCGGTTCCCCCTGCGCCGCCCGCTGTAGCGGTGGTCGTAGTACCAGTAAGGATGACAAAGGGGGAAGGGGTTATCGATACAACACCTGCAACGCCCACGGCTGCCGCGCCTGTTGTGCCCCCGACAGCACCTCCTCCGGCGAGAGTACCTGTACCGAGGAAATATCGTGTGGTGGACTTGACAACACTGATAAACGAACCAATAGCCGCATTGCCCGCCACTCCGCTCGCGCCACCTGTGCCGGGGTTGCCTAGACTTAACCAGATAACGGGCGGTAACTGCGACGTGGGTATGATGACAGCACCTGAACCACCACCACCACCACTTCCTCCTCCACCCGCAGCAGAGGCAGCCCCTACGCGCCCACCACCACCACCACCGCCAGCACCCTTGAGCGTGATGTAAAGAAATGCAGCGTTCTGCGGGACATGATAAGGAACCCACACACCACCCGAGGTAGGGCTGAATGAGGTGTAGCGCTGAAAATTAATAACGTTCTGCGCGAAGGGGAGGTCGCCCACATAACCGGACATTACTCGGCTCCCTTGTAGCTGCATCCGAGGCGCGAGACATCCTCACCTTCTGCGGTGAGCACGGCTACAACCTCATGCAGTTCGTTGGTGCGTTGAACGCCCTTCTGTCCCGCAAGGTCTTTGGGAGCGAGGAACACGATGGGCATGTCTTGCATACCCTCTGGTGTCTCTTTAAGCATTGTATTCTCCCCAGTAAGCAACTGCTTTCCATTTCGTGTTCGCTGCGGGCGCTGCATGATTTGTGACGAGAACGCTTGTACCTGTTGGGATGGGTCGGTTGATCGGGATGATGATCGGGGCAACCGCTGTCGTAGAGTTCGACGCTGACTGTGACGCGAGCGCCCGCTCCCCGATGGGGTGAGTATTTGATGCAGTTGTGGCACCGCTGGACTGGGTACTCAGGAACGCCCGAGCCACCGTCGCAGTGGTCGCTGTTGCAGCTACTGTTGCAGTAGGCCACAGTTCAATGTGGCGCAGGTACGCGTCCTCGGTGGCAGAGACAGTAGCGACCAGGAATATGTCCGTGGCGATTGTGCCGTTGCCGTCTGATCGGGTGTTCGCTGCTGTGATCTCCACGCCAGCATACTTCTGCGCGTTTGTGAAAATCGGGTCTATGCTTTTTGCCATATCAAATTACTCCATGTCCATTGCCGCAGCCGAGTGTGCGACCTCTGCTCATCATCGACTCAGCGGCCACCGTCACGAACACATCCTTCGTGCCTGCGCTGAAATTGACCAGCGCACCGCTGTTGCTGGATGCGAGAACCTGCTCGCGGCTGAACGTGGTTGCCCCTGTGGTCTTACCCCGCCCCGTCTCGAATTCGGTGCTTGTGGGGTCGTTGATCGTGTAATCGAATACCGCACCTGTGCCGAGTGTTGACAGCGCGAGATACCCCGAAACAGGCGTACCGGAGACAGTGATGTCCCCCGTACCTGTCGTGGTAGAGGTGTCTAAGACTCGGTTGGCAAGTTTCGGCATGATTGCACCTTATAGCGCGAAAATGCCGCTGGCGTTCCATGTGACCGTGATGTCGCCGCCGTTGGGGGTGACAGGCAAGCCGGTGAATCCCGTGTCAAGGTACGCGACGAGGCGTGATGTACCGGCGACACCTGTGTCGATGTAGATGACCAGCGCTTCGCATGACGCGCCGCTCACGGCGGTGTAGGTCACGTTGTCACCGTCGAATACGCCGTTGGTATAGGTCTTGGTTCCGATGGTCTGAGCCGTACCCACCACACCAGAGAGCGACGAGAGGAACTCGTGCGCCGCGCTGTAGGTGTACGTACCAGAGTCAACCAGTGCGACCTTCACCGTACCCGTCAGAGATGAGTCTGACGAGTTTTGGGCAATCGCCTCTTTCCACTTAGGGTAGAGAGCATTGGCCATGTGTTACCCCAGCATCTTTGCGATCTGGTTGCGGGCTTTCTCGATCTTGGCTTCGATGTCGTCCAGTTCGGACACAGCCTTAGACAAGGACGCGAGCGTAGTGTCAAGCCGCCCGCCCGCATCAGCGAGGTCACGAGCCGCCTTAGTCTGGGCAACAGCGGATCGCTGTTCAATCGCAGCAGCCTTTTCCTGAGCGTCAGCGATGATCTGGGCGGCTTTCGCCGTCGCATCCTCTTTGGCTTTAGCGACTGCTTTTTTGGCAGATGCTACATCGTCCTTGATGTCAGCCAACTCAGCGCGAGCCTTGTCAGCGTCAGCGCGAGCCACGTCAGCGGCGGCGCGCAGTTCCTTTTCGTTCTGCTCCACGCCAGCCAGCGTTTTGAGAACGACCTCGGCATCCTCGAATGCCTTGAACACGCGGGTCATCTTACCCAGCGCTTCGAGTGCGGCTTGATGGCTCATCGTGGTGTCCTCGCAAACAGGATGACAGTTAAATCAGTGGTGCCGTCGCCAGCCGTCACACGGGGGCGAACGTAGCGGGGGGTCTCGGTGACGAACTCCATTGACGCGGATGTCTTTGTGATGGCGTTACCCTGTGGGTCTGTCAACGCGATCCAGTTGGAGCCGTCATTGCTCCCCTCGAAGCTCACAGTACCACCGGCACCGAAGGTTCCGATAAATTGGACTGTGCGATCAGGGAAGTCGCTGAGTGTGACCCTAGTGCCGTCATCACCGCTGAGCAAACCGCTCCAGGTGATTAGCGTGGCGTGATCTACATCTTCGCCACCGGGTTGAATAATCGCAGGAGATCGTGTTGCCATGTCGAATCCTCAAAGTGGAATAAAGGGGGCCGGAGCCCCCTTTATCATGGAGCCGAGAAATACAGATCGACGACCAAGTAGTCGGCACTGGTGGGCAGTGCTGCGACAGCGATGGTGGCGATGACACGCTCGGCAGCGGTCAACGGGTCGGCCTCCGTCGCAGCCGCGTTGCCGAAGAATGTCGGCGTGTTGGCTGAGGTGAAGGTCGCGGCGGTACGGTACTTGCCCGTGGCACCAGAGATGCCGATGGCAATGGTAGCGGAGGCACCCGCCGTGGCCGATGCGGTCAGCACACCATGCGAAAACGCATAGCCTGCTGGCACACTGGCCAAGACAACAGTGTCGCCTGCGGCTTGACCGTCGTACTCGATTGTCGCACGGAAGCGACGAAGGCGAGCACCCTGGACAGCGCCGCTGGCTTTGGTGGCAGGACTGGACTCAATGCCAGATACCTCGGTTGCGAATGTTTCAGCCATTTCAGTGCTCCTTAAACGTCACAGATGATTTCGACGACTTTTTTCTCTTCAACGCGAGTCGCGCCGAAGGTGCCCTTGACGTACACCTGGGTGTTATACGACTTGTCGGCCCGCTCGCCGACCTTGGCATTGATGTCGTTCCACATGCCCACGTGCATACCGGACTTAGCCCAGGCGATACAACGGCGGTCACCAGAACCATCGAGGCCGAGCAACTCGGTTTGGATGAACTTGAAACCCATGAAGGTGTCAACGTCGCCCTGAACCAGAGCCTTGACCGAGTTGAAATCCGAGGATGTCACTTCGGTTGTGCCGAGCAGGTTGTCAATTTGTTGAGCGGTCACAGCGATGTAGAGCATGTCTTGCGAGAAATCTACTTCGTTGGCGGCGAGGATACGGCGGGCTTGGCGCAGCTTGGCTACGGTCAAACCTGTACCACCCACAGCGATTTGCTGCGTTGCGGTGGCGAATGCTGTATCGGTGGAACCATTCTCGCCCGTCTTGGCAGTGCCCAGAGCAGCGGAGATGATGATGTCGTCGAGTTTGCGACCCAGTGCGTAGGCACCGTTTTGTGCGTAAGGGCTGGTCGGATCGATCAGCATACGCAGTTTGTCTTGGTCGTCGATCATGTCAGCCCACTCGTAGTCGACGGGGAAAACCCAACGTGCGCTGTGAGGCGTGGAGATCAGGGGGGTGTCGGCGTGGCGCGTGGTGCGTGCCTGTGCGGTTACTGCACCGATTTGCTCAACGGCTTTGGCCGCTTTGCCGGTGTAGGAACCCATAGTGCAACAATCACGCAGCTTGGAGCCGCGTTGCTGGAGCAGCAGTTGCACGTTGGTCGTGTACTGCTGCACAAAGGCAGTGGATACTTCAAAACTCATGGTGTACTCCGAAAAGTTGAAACAAGATTACCCGAAGGCTTGGTTCGACTTATCCACCGTGAGGAGGGGTCAGGAATGCAGGCGGCGCGTCGGCTATCTTGTCCTTTCGGGGTAGCTTCAGCGTTCGCTTGTTCGATGCGTCGGGCGTTACCGCATCTGCTGGTTCGCATCCTACCACAAAGTTTTCAAGAGTGGTAGCCTTTTTGACGATTTCGTCAATTTCGGTGATCGCATGTCTCGAAGCCACTGGGATCAGGGCTTCGAGGATTCTGAGACGGACTTCAACCATACGCAGCCTCAGTGAGTCGCTTCATCTTGGCAACGTGCTCCGGGCTGCCTTTGAGGTAGGAGTCCATGAACATGCGATCCGTCTTGAGGTCGGCGATCTGCTGTCGCGCGGCGGCGGGGGTAAGGGCGAATGAACTGGAGCCTGTGCGCTCGCTACCTTCAAAGTTGTCCTCGCCCATCTTGGAGCCCAGAACACTGAACAGCTTGAGCATCTCAGCCGTGCCCAGCTTGGCTTCGTAGTTCGAGAGTTCCTGCTCCTTGAACCCGAGAGCCGCCACGGCGCGCTTACCCATGTCGATCTGCTTTTCGTAGCCTTGACCCCACTCTTTCTTGAGCGCGGTGATCTCCTTCTCGGAGTTCTGCTGTGCCTCGGCGGTCATCGCCTCACCCTTGCCAGCGGCCATCTGGTTCCAGTCGTTGTAGAGGCTGGTGGCCTGCTTGGAGGTCAGACCGTACTTGTGCGCCGTGCCCTTGAACCACTCGGTCAATTCAGGGTCGCCGCCCTCTGGGGGTTTGATGTCGTACTTGTCCGGCGACTCGGGGCGACCCAAACGGTTGTAGAACTCGCCCATCTTGGCATCGTCAGCGTCGGGGCCGGGGATCTCAAGCAGCGCCTTGGAACCACCGGCAAACTTTTCCAGGTTGCGGTAGCTCTCGATGGCCTTGACGGGGTTGTCCCATCCTTTGTTGGTGATGTAGGCAGTGGTGGCCTCATCGACCTGACCGTACCACGGGGCGGGTGCTCCGTTATTCATAGCAGCGGGCGCAGTGTTTGTGCCGACCGTGGCTGGATTTTGGGTTCCAGCAGCGGCACCATTGCCGCCACCGTTATCGCCCATTAGGGCGGCAGTAGCTTCACTCATTTTGATCCTCGATTAGTTTGAAAACATCTTCTTCGGTCAGTTGCAAGTGCGCGGCAATTCTCAGAAAAACCTCGCGTCTGCCCTCCAGAAGATAGGTGGTCTGGACGTTGTTGACATCTGCCGTGGGCAGGGTTGCCCGACAGAAACGCCGGAGATCGGCCAGAACCTTGCGACCCTCCGGGTTGTTGAATGCCGCCTTATATGCTCGGCGGCGAATGAGTGTGAGTGGGTTGAGGGTCATGCACCTTGCAGCAGAGCGTTAGCCTGTGCTGCGTCTTTCATAGCACCCGCGATAGGCTGCGCGGCCTCCAGCATCTGAGCCTGCTGCGCGGCGGCAGCGCGCCCCTCGCGCAACTGACGCATCGCCTCGGGGGAGCGCATGACGGGCGTGGGCACACCGGAGACCTCAGCGGTCAGGCGAGCCAGCTTGTCAGGGTCGAACACGTCGAGTACCTCGGGGTTGATCTGAGCGAATGGTGCCAGAAGCTCCATCGTGCGCTGCACACCGACCAGTTCCTCGGCGCGCTGCATCCGGCTCATCGGGGAGTCATAGACGATCTGGTAATCGCCGCCCGCCTCACGCAACGCCGGGGGCATCGGAGGTAGAACGCGGTGGAATGCCAGCAGGTCTAGCTCGCGCTCGATCTGTGGCCCGAGAGCCTCAGACTGCTGACGACCCATCGTAGGCGTGAGCAGCATACCCTTCTCTTGAGCACGAATCAGCGCCTCGGTGGCCGTCATACGCGGTGTTTCCACGAGGATCTGGAACAGCGTCACCAGAAATGCATCGTCGATAGCCGCGCGCCGCTGATCCATCTTGGTATCTGCGATGTCCACTCGGGCACCCGTACTGAACGGCTGGATCATCTGTTGACCGTTACGGTTGACCCCGCCCACATTCAACCCACCGGGTCGCATGTTCACGGTCATAGCACCGCCGCCGAGGATACCGTCATCATGCAGCAGGAGCGGTGGGTCGATCAGCTTATGCACGGCGCGAATGTCCGTCTTAGCCATCTCGTTGAGCATCTTGATGTCAGGCAGCGCCATCATCGCAGGGCTGCGGCCGTACACCTCATCGGGTGCGGTGACGTAGCGGGCGATGCTGTACGGGAACGAGTTGTACCCGCCCGGTGCGGTCACGAAGGTCTTGTCGCGCATGGCGATGTAATAGGAGCCGAACTGCTTGCCGCGCGCGTCGGCGCGACCCTCCTCATAGTCCTCACGGGGCATCACGACATGCAGGAAATCATGCTTCTCGTTTGCGCGGTTCGGGTTCTCAAGGCACTTGCGGATCGACTCGGGGAGGTTCTCCTCACCCCAGCGCTGTGCCGCCTGGCGCGCGGTGTACTTGAACGGGCGATACACCGTATCGACGATTCCCTGATGGTTTTCCAGCAGGAACAGGTCGCGCAGGTTCACGCAGCGGTAGCGCAGGCCAGCACCCGGCTCGAAGTCAATGAACAGCGCGCCAGTGCCAAAGGCACCCATGCTGATCCAGCGTTCCGAGTTCTGTCCGGCGAAGTTAGCGCGGGGGCTATACCGGGCGTTGTAGAGGATGTTGTTGACCTGATAAAACCAGTCCTGAACCTCGAAGTCTTTGTTCAGGTTGTCGTCGGTCGTGCGGAGGTTGTGCCAGCGGGACTGTCGGGGCGTGAGCATGGAGTCCATGACAGACCCGAAGCGCTCCAGCGCGATCATCGGCTTGGAGTCAAAGACCTTCTGGGTCTTTTTCTCACCGTCCGTGCGATCCCCTACAAAGCCGATCTGACGGGGCAGGACGCGCTCGGCGACCTCCTCCCAGTGCTGTTCCCATGTACCTCGCCCACCTTTGAGGTGCTCGAAGGTGCGCATCAGGTCTTGTGGATCGGCCATCTCACTGCCCCAACAAAGTGTTCGTGCCGGTGGTGAGCGGAGTGGTGACACCCTGCCCGCCTGTCAGCATGGTCGATGCCTTGCCTGACGCGGTGCGGTTGCGGCGGCGTTCTGCCTCGGCAGCGGCCTGCACGTCAGGTGTGGCCACCGTGGGTGCCGGTGCGGGCATCGCGGGGGTCTTGGGGCTGAATAGCTTGGTCATAGTTCACTCCATGAATTGCGCCGAGTGTACATCATGTCGCAAAAACATCATAGTCGCTCTGCGCCGTTTGACCCATCATCCGATTGTACGCTCTCGACGTGGCCATGTCAGACCTCGACACCTTTTCAGCGAACGTGAGAGCCAGCGCGTCGGCCACGTCAGGCGAGGCCAGCCCCCGCTTCGTCATCGCCTCCTTGGTCTCCAGCTTGATCTGCCCCTTGAGAGTCACGTCATACTCCGGACCGGTCAGGTCGTCGGATAGCTGCGTGTCGTCGGTGATACAGCCCACCGAGAGCCAGTCGCGCATCTCGCTCCACATCTCAGCGCGCCGGTTGAGCCAGCGCTCTGGATCTGACGATGCCTGCCCCGACTGCACCTCGATCACGCGGTATCGTAGCTGCTTGAGCCGGTCAACCACGCCACCACCGACCCCGCCGCCGTCAATGAACACAGCATCAGGGTTGTGCTTCTGGATCGCGCTGGCCACCTTCTCGGCGAAGTCCATCGTCGTCATGCCCTTGTAGCGGTAGAGCGGGTATGTGCGAGCGTCGCGCCCCTTGCGAAGCAGGATGATCGACTCGTTGCTCCCCTTACGCGCCACGTCTACGCCCATGACGAGTGGTGCGCCAGGGTCAACAGACACCTCGCGCGCGGCAGCGTCCTGCACCACCTCACGGCTGATAAACTGATCCACCCCGGTGCGCGGGAACTCACCCTTCACCTCGACTCGGGTGACATCGTGATCCTCGCCGTACTTGTCCGCGATGCGCTGGTAAACCCCCGCATCCACACCCTCGACGGTGCGCGAGTCAATGTAGCGGGTCTGCCAGAAGTTCCTGTCCTTGTGGAAACACTCAAAGAACCGCCCGGTGTTGCGCCGTGGGTTCGAGATCACGAGCCACAGGCGCAGCGGCGCCAGGTCGGTAAAGAACCCCTCGGTCACCGGCCAGATGGAGTCAGAGATACCCGATGCCTCGTCGAACTGTACCATCATGCCAATCTGACTGTGAGCCCCGGCAAACGCATCGGGGTTCTCCTCAGACCACGACTGCGCCTCTACGTAGTAATACTGAGTGTCGATCTTAAGCTGCTTCTGCACCATCTCGGAAAACCACTTCGCGGGGCGCAGGGACATCGACGACTTCTCGAACCAGTGCGAGTTGATCGCCATCGTGTGCCATTTGCCCAACTCAGCCATCGTCCTTGAGCGAAGCTGCGTCTCCGTGTTCGCCGTAACGATGGTGGTGCTCCCGATCCAGCAGGACGCGACGAACATGTCCAGCATGGCCAGGAACGCCGACTTCCCAGGCCCACGACCCGAACTGATCGCCAGATACAGCGGTGTGGGCGGTAGGCCAATCTTCGCCTTCTCGCGGTCAAGGAGCAGGTGCTCCCCGATGCGCCGGAACTCCTCGACCTGCCAGGTGCGGGGCTTCTTCACCTTAGCAAGCGGTGTGCCCTCCACGCCCCACGGGAACGCATACAGCACAAACCCCAGCGGGTCGTACTTATACGACAGGATGTCGGTGATGAGCCGCTGCTCGTCGGTCGTGGGGCCGTTACTCGCCATTGTCGAACCTGTCGAGTACGAGGGGCACAGCGACCCCTAGCACGAGCCCGATGAGCAGACCAATGACAAACGCGACTGTAATCACAAAGTTCTCCCCTGTACGTCGATCACCTCACCCCGACCCTCAGACACGCGGCGCTGGGCAGCTGCCATCGCCTCACCCAGATCCACGGTGATATTCTGCTCAATCTGTCGGGTCTCGCCGAAGCGCTTGCGGTTGATGATAGACAGCCACCACTTGCGAGTGTTAATGCGAAGCGTGGATCGCTGCACGTCCTCAATAGAGTCGTCAGCGTCGGCGATGTCGATCATCTCGTTGAAGATAGCCTCGCCGCACACAGCCTGCGCCTCGAAGTATTGAGCCTTGCGAGTCTCGTCCTTGTGGATCCATCTGAGAAAGCGATGGTAGTCAACGGCGAGGGGGTAGTCCTCTAGTGCAGCCCTGAGCGATTGACCCGATGCGATAGTTTCAAGGGTGCGGTTGAAACACGCCTCGAAAGTGGCGAGTTCGTTGCTTTGACGAAGTTGTGCAAGCTCCCCGCGTTGCGCTGGGGTCAGCGGTTCGACGGGGCTTGTCTGCGGCAGAAGGAATGCGGGCAGGGCGTCCATGGGGTCAGTGTATCACGGGTTTTGAAATTTTTTATTTTTAGATTTTTTATGGGGCAATGTAACACCCGTTGGGTTTTCATTTGAAAAAGAGGGTCGGAGGGTCGGGGGCTTGTTCTGCTACAGCGCCCGCGCCGCCGTGGGGCGGTACCCCCTCCCCCTGAGAATCACCAACCCAGTGGATCGCTGCATCCATATGGCAATCAGCACCTGGTCAACGCATCTATGGATCAGAGCACCATCGATTCACCGCCCCAATGGGTAAGCGCCACGACTGACACGCATCCTAATGACCCAATGGGGCAATGACTCAGCGAACCCAAGAGGGTTAGATCAATGACCCAATGGGGCTAAGAATCATGACCCAATGGGGCAAATGTGCCACAAACCCATTAGGCTATCAAAACTACCCCCATTGGGGGCAAAATGACCCTATTGGGTATACGAGTAAGCGCATTCAGCACTCCGCAGGCGCGGGCATTTTAGAAACTATATTTATGCGAGTTGTTCATTTTCCCTATCCCCTAACCTCCGCACCAGCGCAACATGTCATTGTTGACACACCCAACGGGTTTACACATGTTTACACATGTTTACACATTAAATGTTGACACTTGCACCCGTTGGGTTAGAATACACACATGCCCGATAACTACGGGTCACACTCAAACCATCGTAACCCATAGGAGTAAATGAACCATGAACAAAGCAAACCAGAAAGCCATTGACCGCGCGACTACACAAGGGCGCGGCGCATTGTTGCGTACACTTGCATTGATCCATCGTGCCGCGCCCAAGCGAACACAGAATGAGATTGAGATGATGATCGAAAAAGCAAACGCGTGGGATGACTTCACCATGCGCAACGGCGCATTGCTTCACAATTCGGAAGTCTAAAATCCAATAAACCCACCACACAAGGAAACCCAAACCATGAAACCATCACACAAAACACCCCACACAATCGCAGGCGTCGCGGGCCGCTTAACCCGCTTCAAGAATCCCGGCGTGCGCGCTGCGGGTTGCTTTGACCATCAAACATGGATCAGCGAACCCCGGCCCATTCGTGGCTATGGTGCAGGCGGGAAGATGACCGTGGAAATTCGCCACGATGATCAGTGCAAAAACGGCCACAACTCCTTTGCCATCACTGCTACGGTTCGCACCCCTAAAAGCATACGCCACCGTGATATCGCGGCGGGTGGTTGCTTGCATGACGACATTGCCCAAGTATTTCCGGAACTTGCGCACCTTATCAAGTGGCATTTATCGAGCACCGACGGGCCGTGGGGCTATATCGGAAGTACTCTGCACTTCGCTGGGGATCGTGATTACAACGGATTGCGCAAGGGTGAAAAACGACAAACTAAGAACGGGCGCACGGGTGCTCTTTGCTGGGAGCTTGTAGCAATTAATTCGCTAGGCGTTGGGGTCAGTAGCACTCCCACGGGTGACGAATACCGCCACAGCGACACAGTACCGTTGTTTATTCTCGACAAGCATTGCCAAGGTGATACACCACCACTTGCAACGCCCGTGCTTAAGTGGATTCCATCATGCCGTATCGGCGAGGGCAAAGCCCGCGAACTTGAAGCCGCGCGCCGTGTCGCCGTGTGGCCTGATGCCACTGATGAACAGCTATGTTTGCCCCGCGATGAGTTGAAAGCGCTACTCGAAGCCCGGTTGCCCGCGCTGATGGATGCCTTCCGCGCTGATATCGAATCAATCGGGTTTCAATTTGCGGCCGTGGAAGATGTGACCCCATGACACCACTACATACCGACTCAGAGCTATTCAGAGCCGCGCAGCTTGCTCAATCGCCCGTCGTGCGGGTATTGGCACAGCGGCTCGCGGATCGTGGCACTCAGGCCGCTACAGCACGCGAGACGCTCGCCGCGATCCGCGCGCGCGTTGATGCCGGTAAGCATCGCGAAGCGTTGGCACTCATTGACACGGCGCGCGCGGCGCTTGACTGGGCGCGCAGTATCCCTAACCATAACGAGGTGAAACCATGAACCCGAAAATTCAAAAAGTAGTGTTCCGCAAATTCAATAAACGCGAAGGTGGTGAAATCATCGCGTTGTTTTGCAGCACGTCACGCGAGTGTTTGCCCGGTAATGTCATGAGCTACATGCACCACGGTCAACACAGTCAAGCGAGTAAGAATATGGGCCGGTGGATCAGGCTCGCTAGCCCTGTGGAGTACGCACCACTGCTCGCGGAGCTTCAACAAATCTATGCGCTAGATTGCAAAATTGTCCCCGTGTCCCGCTTGATCCCTTAACCCTAGGAGAATGACCATGAAAACCAATGAAGAACTAGAACGCGCTGCATACATCGCAGGCGATACGCGAACCGCTGAGCTACTGGCACAGGTTGCGGACTTTGAACCCATCGAGGAAGCCGCGCAGGATATTAGCGAGGTTCCCTCAATCATCGAAGCCGTGCAGGATTTAGGCGGTATCGAAGAGATACGCGCGCGGCTTGAAGAATTAGAGACGCACAAGGAATTTTTCAATGATTGCTTCGCGTGTCTCGCTGGTCATTACCCGTGTCCCAGTGTCACCAGTGACTATGACAAATCCGTGATTTTCGCGGCTATTGAAAAAGCTGAAAACACGGCCGATTGACCCACAACCCCCTTAACCCTCAAACCCCCGGCCCGCGCGCCGGGTTTACCTTTGGAGCATTGAAAATGACTGAAGCACTGAAACAACGGGCCGCGAATCTAGGCTTATCTGAGCAGGGTATGGCCGCTTATGTGGGCGTTAGCCAATTCACTTATCGCAAATGGGCGAGCGGTGAGCGCGCGATGGATACAGCGCCCAGGCGATTGCTGGAGCTGCTGGAAATGATCCAGAAACAAGCCCCAGCGCTTCACACTTCGCTGGTCGAAGCTGCAAAAGCCACAGAACGCGCTCAGTTACGCGAAAAACCTGACCGTGTGGGTAAGGGTGTACCTAGGGCGAAAAAGCCAACCAGCGCCCCGCCAGCCCCCTTCGTGCATGTCGTCCAGGCGCTACCTGACTGGATGACTCAGGCTACATAGAATAATCAGCCCCCTAAAAAAAGAAAAAGCCCCGAGATTTTTAAGTTTCTCGGGGCTTTTTTGTTGCGTGGAGGAGACACCCCCTCCCACGACTCAGGATCGAACAGGTGCAGTTTTCAATGGGTTTTGAGCAGCGAGGTGTGCTGTCCAGGCGCGAGCCGCCTTGAGCGGGATAATCGCGTTGTCGTTTTTGACCTGTGCGGATTCGACGCCATGTTTGGCGCGGTAACCGGCGAGGA